CTCGGAACAAATCTCACCAGGATTCTTGAACGCTGGCAGTCTCACGCCAAACCAGTGCGCGAATGCATCGCGTAGACCAGCGTACATGGCCGTGAAATACCCGTAGTCCTTTATGGCGATCTTAGCAAGAGCGTCATCGGCCATTCCGCTCCAAGGCTTTGGTGCCTTGACGACAAGCAGCTTGCGGCCAGAGTAAAAGCTCTCGTTGATGATTCTACGGTTGGAAAAGCCCTGCGCCTCCACGCCAAGAAGGCGGCGCTGCCCGCCAATGGTTGCCCAGAAGGCGATGTTGCAGTGAGTAAGAGGGGAGCCAGTGATGAGGATGATAAGGCATTGGATGGGATTTAGCGGTGTCATGGGCGATGCGAAAAAGATGATGTCGCCATCTTCGATCGTGTCGCGTGCCTCTTCGTATGTCAGGAAATCCATTGTCGGCCCCTCTGTATGCGTCTGCGGAAGCATGTGCTTCGACGACTATTTATCCGTGGCCTGTTTACATTCCCCCGGAATGTTATATAATGGATCGTAAACCTTTTTCTCCCTGGAGATTCTCCGTGTGACCACTCCCGACCTCATCAACGGGAGCTTTGAAGCTCTCGCCTCGCTCTTCATTTTGAATCACGCTCGCGTTCTGTGGAAGACGCGAGAGCCCCATGGCGTCTCGCTGCTGTCCACGGTTTTCTTCACGGTGTGGGGAGCCTGGAACGTATGGTTCTACCCGCATCTCGGCCAAATTTTCAGCTTCTATGCGGGCATTACCGTGATGATCGCGAACCTATTCTGGATCGCTTCGATCGTTCATCTTAGGTGGAAGCGTTAGCGCTTAACGCGGCGATTAGCTTCGGCGTAAGCTTCGCGAGCACGTTCGAAGGTGCGCTCGATGACCTTCTCTTGAGAACCGGTCCGATAAACCCGCGAGGATTTGAACAGGCAACCGGCTTTACCGCTCTTAGGATTCTTGAACATCAGAAGAACGCGGATGGCGTCTTGACCGCATGCACGAGAATCACCGGCATTCTGAGGAAGTGAAGTGTAGACCTTCACAAACATGGTAGGATCAACGTGGTGCTGACGGACATAAACGACTTCACCGTAAGCTTCTTGATCCCGAGAAAATCCCTTCGCCTCAAGAGCGGCGATGAAGGAGTTCCGATCCACTTCAACAAAACGGGTAGCCATTGTGATTCTCCGTAGCTGTGTTGATGATCTGATATTATACTGGTACGCCAGGTTGTAAACAGGAAAGAGGCAGGTTGACAAACTTTTTCCTGTTTACATTTGCACAGAATCAGGATACGCTGTAATCCAATGGAGGATTTTGCCATGTCAAAGGTCTACACTTCCCACTCTACGATTGTCTGGGTCATCCTCACGATCGTCTTTATATTCTGCGGCATGTACGTGGTGAACCACACCTTCGAGGTCGGCTTCCAAGCCGGCAAAGAAGCTGGCATCCAACGCTACAAGGACTACATGTCTATAGAGGGCATGGCAAAATCCTGTGACGCAATGTCCGAAGCTGCTGAGCAAGATGCCGCCGAGAAGCACATCAAGTACGATCGCTTCGATGGCGCCTGCACCAACCTCCACGAAGTTGCGAAGAAGGTTCTGAATGCCAGATAAAATTCCTATTTCTGCAGCTAAGGCGCTGGCGAAAAAACACAACTATGATCAAGTCATTATCCTAGCGCGCCGCATCGGCCCTGATGGGATAGAGTGGGTCACCACCTACGGCAAGACCCCAACGCACTGCGCTGCTGCAGCTAAAATCGGTGAGGCACTTCGAGACGATGTGACTCCCACGATCGAGGCTCTTCGCGCAAGGATCGCAGAACTGGAGCTTGAAGTCATCAAGGCTGGCTATGCGTGTGCGGATGATTTGGGAGCGTGGGTGAACACCCTAGAAGATGACACGATCAAGAAGACGAACGTGTATGAATGGGCGATGGCCTGGAAGCCGAGGAAATGATGGGATCAATCACTGCAAGCTGCGGCCACGTTCTCGGCCCCAATGAAGAAGACGTCATGGTCTTCTATAAGGACGAGGATTGCGATCCTGTCGAAGGGTTCCACCCTGTCCTCGTCTCGGCTTCCTTCTGTCAGAAGTGCGCCGCCGAATGGAAGGCCGATGGTCTCCTCTTCGATACGATGGAAGAAGGAATGGCTTGGCTGGATTCTTTGCCCATCGAATAGCTTTTTCTGTTTACATCCTGACAAAAGCGGTGTATGATCAATCCTAATCTGAAGGACGACCTCATGTTCATCGAACTTACAGCTGAAGAAGAACAAGCTCTTCGCGAAATGTACGATGTGCATCATGCGAACGATGAGGAAGTTTTCCCCGAGGAGGAAGCTGCATGAGCATCTCTAACGTCGTTGGGGAAATCTATCCGTCGAACCTCTTCACGTGGGACAAGGAGAAGAACGCCTTCTTCACGGATATCTCACAGGTTCGTGGATGCCTTCGCACCCTGTTCCGAGACGACATGGCGGTGGGCTTTGGGATTCGCTCTCAAAAAACCGGAAACACCGCCTACTTCACGCTGACGAAAATCGATCGTGACGCTGATGGCGACATCACGTACTGGCGCTTCGACGTCCACGAGAACAATACGAACCCGGCCCTTGACAACGTCAAGGTGTTCGTGTTCAACACGTAAGAAAAAGTTCCACAGGTTGCATTTTGCCTGTGTACATCCTGATGTCCCGAGGTATAATCATTATATCAACTGGAGACAATCAAAATGCTGTACCTCCTCATGAACGAAAACGAAGTCGCTTCGGTCCTCAGCGGAAACGAAGTCGAAAGCCACCGCGGCAATCCCAACCTGAAGTGCCGGTGGGATTGGAAGTCCCACGAAGAAGTTGAGGCCCTTGCAGCTCAGGTCACGAAGCTGACTGGCAGCCTTCACGTTGGTACTGATGCTGGTCGCGGCTGCTACCCTCGCTACGACATCATCAAGGCTCCCGCGGTTGGAGACAAGGTCTCCTACTCCTTCAACGGCGATTCTTACCCCGACGGTGAAATCGTTCGGATCACGAACACTTTGAACGTCATCACTTCTACAGGAAGCACCTACCGCCGCCGGAAGACAACCGGTTCCTGGCGCAAGGCTGGCGGAACCTGGTCGCTGGTTCAAGGTCACCGCGACGAACGCAATCCCCACTTCTGAAAATGTGAACCTGGGAAAGAGGCGGGCTCCGCCTCTTTCCTGTTTACAACCTGACGGTTCTGTATAAGATAAGAATAACAAATGGCTAAGGAGACTTTCTGATGGGTTCCTACGTCTATACCGCAAAATCTCCCACTCGCACGGTTATCCGCGATGGTGAGAAGATCGCCGTGGCTCTCATCGGCTACGCTTACAAGCCGGTCAGCCGTCTTTATGAAGACGGCTATCTCGCCCGCATCATCAGCACCAAGGAAGCTGCCGGTCGCAAGTCGCGCCACGCGCACAAGGCAAAGGGTATCAGCCTTTATGCCTGCGAGTTCACGGACGGTGCTGGAGTCTTTGAGGCTCCCGACAACTTCAACGGTGTCACCGTCGACGACTACTTCTTCTCTAACTATCCCGGCAGCGCCAAGAAGATTGGCACCCTCAAGGCGGTTGGCAAGAACCGCTTCGAAATCGTTCAGCTCTGAAAGGACAAGACAGATGTCGGATATCAAAGCCCTCATCGAGAAAGCCCAGAACGCGGCTATCTCTGCCACTGCTGAATATATCAAGCAGCATCCCGATCAATGGTACCCCTGCGGTTTCGCGTGGGTCAACATCAAGCCCGCTCGCGGTCCTCTCGTCAACGAGATGAAGAAGATGGGTCTCGGCCGCCGCGACGAGTACTACGGCGGATGGACCGTCTGGAACCCTTCGCAGCATTCCACGCAGTGCATGGACGCTAAGGCTGCCGGTGCTCGTGCCTTCTCGGATGTTCTCAAGGAGGCAGGCTACACTGCCTACTCCGCAACGCGGATGGATTGATCATGAAGACCCTCTCTGAGTTTTTCCAACTTCTGGTCAGCGTGATCGCAGCCACCCTCTTCACCATCTGGATGATGGTTGCATGGGTCCTCATGCTCCTCTTCATCATCGTGATCTGGCTCTGCGGAGTTCGGATTAAGGTCGACAAGAAAGGCAAGACCATCGGCTTCGTCCGTTGGTTCAAGTACACCCCCAAGCAAGAAGGAACCGGTCCATGGGCCTCGTGAACGTTCTGAAGCGCACCACCAAAATCGAAACCCCGACTTTCTCTGCCGACAAGTGGGACCTCTACACCCACGACGAGGACAAGAAGATGCAGCGCCGCTGCGCTAAGGCCGCGGTCGATCTGAACAAGACCTTCGCCGCGTCTGTGAACGCGGGGAAAAACCGAAATGAGGTCTATCGCGACATGATGGCCGTCATGGCAGTCTATTCCGATACGGGCGCCTCCGACTCTGAGCCGATGCATCTTCTCGAAGACATGCTCGACGAAGTTTTTTGGGAGGGAATAGCACTTTCCCTGTTTACTTTTGCAGACACGCGTGATACAATCTTAAAGATTGGAGAGCCACGAATGTCTGTAAAGTCCGACGCAGTTACCAACTTCAACGCCTTCTTCGCGGAGTTCCGAAAGACGGACCTCTGGTTGGCGATGGTCAACACGCGTGAGGACTCTCCCTGGCACCGCGAGGAGAACGTTGGAGTTCACACTCGCATGCTGATCGAGTGGTACATGGAAAATCTGGCCGACAAGCGGTCAGACACTCAACGCATGACCACGCTGGTCGCGTGTCTCTTCCACGATGTCGGCAAGCCCCCTGCGGAGATCACCAAGTTCTCTGAGGAGCGTGGCGAATACCGAGCGTACCACGGGCATGAGCAGCTGTCCGCCCGCATCTGGGTTGATTACGCTCTGGCTAACCGCCATCTGACCAAGGACCTTTTGAAGTTCTCTATCGAGGACGTGTCCAACATCTCGATGATGCTGGAGTACCACGTCCCGTTCGGTCTGAAGGACAAGGCCAAGCGGAAGAACCTGAAAGACTCCTTCATGCTGCGCATGGGTGAAGCTGGACATCGCGCCTGGCTGGACCTGCTGCTGAGCGATCAACACGGCCGCATCTCTGATGGTCAAGCTGAAAAGCTGGCCGCGGTGGATGTCTGGATGAACGAATGGGAAAGCGTCTAATGCCTAAGACTTGCTACATCATGGTTGGGGTTTCGGGTGCTGGCAAGTCCACCGCCATGCGAGCTCTGGCTGAAAAAGCTGAAGGCACGGTGAAGACGTTCTCTTTGGACGATTGCCGCCTGTCGTTCTTCTTCAAGAGCGGTCCAGCAACTGGCCGCCCTTCGGAAGCGGCCGTCTACGCTGGTGCATTCGCCTACGCGAATGAAAAGCCGGCTGAGTTCAACAACCACGTGAACAAGGAATGGAACGAAGCCCTCAAGGCGGATGTTCTGTTCGTTGATAACACCAACCTGACCCGCAAGTCGCGCGCTCGTTGGATCCAGGAAGCTCGCCAGAAGGGCTTCTCTATCTGCGCCGTTGAGGTGCACGCTCCCCTGCAGACGGTCATCGATCGTCAAAGCACGCGTGGAGATAAGTCCGTCCCTGAGCACGTCGTCAGGGACATGTACATGCGGCAGCAGGCCATGCTGCTCGGCTCTGAAGCCGACTTCATCCTGCACGTCGATGGTCTGGGTGTTGAACCCACAACCATGACACTCCACCTGGGCTAAGGAGAGGGCTGCTTTCAGGCAGCCTTTTCTGTTTGCCGAGGGTGTTGACGCCCGATATGGGCCCTCTCGCTGAAAAATAATTTGGCTCTGGTTGAGCCCTGGTTATGGACCCCATAAATAGTTTGTGCGTCTAATGATGTCACACTTTTGTGGTTTGAAAACTTTATCACGTTTAGGAGAAAACAAATGTCTGCAAAGAACAAGCTCGAAGCCCTCAAGGCTGCTTTTGATAAGAAGAACACTGGTGGCGGCGGCGACCAGTCCTGGAAGCTCTTCTATCCCTTCTGGAAAATGCCAGATGACGCCACTGCGGTGGTCCGCTTCCTTCCCGATCTCGACAGCGATACTGACCTGGGCTTCCTGGTTGAAAACCTCCAGCACGAGCTGGTGGTCAATGGCCAGAAGAAGAAGGTCCCTTGCCTCACCATGCACGGTGAGAAGTGCCCCATCTGCGAACTCTCGCGTAAGTACTACGACGAGAAGAACGAGGACATGGGCAAGAAGTACTACCGCAAGAAGTCCTACATCGGTCAGGTGATCGTAATCGAGAGCCCAATCGAACACGACCAATCGCAACTGGTCAAGCTCATCGAGTTCGGACCGGCCGTCTTCAAGCAAATCCAAGCTGCATTCCAGTCTGGTGACCTCGAAGATGCCCCTTACGAGTTCAAGGGCGGCTACAACTTCCGCATCAAGAAGACGAAGTCTGGTCAGTACGCCTCGTACACCACTTCGAGCTTCGCGCCGAAGCAAACTGACCTCGATGACGAGATCATCGAGAGCCTGAACCTCTACAACCTCGCTGACTACCGCGGCAAGAAGCCTGATCTGGCTACCGTCGAAGCTCTCCTCGTTGCTGACCAGACCGGTCAAGCCTTCGAAGATGGCGAAGAGGCAGCTGCTCCTGCTTCTACCCCAGCCGCTACTTCGAAGCCAGCTCCTGCTCGCGTCGAAACGAAGGCTGCAGCTCCGGCTGAAGAAGAAACTGCAGCTCCTGCTGCAAGCGAAGGTGGTTCAAAGTCTAGCTCGATCCTCGAGCAGCTCCGCGCCCGTGCTGCAGCCGCAAAGGCTGACTAATCACGCTAAGGAGAGACGAAAGTCTCTCCTAGCCTAACAGCACAAGGAGCTACACATGGCTGGACTTTCCTTTCTTAAGGACTTCAAAAAGACACTGAGCAAGATGGACACTATCGTAACCGACTTTGGTCCGCCAAAGTTCTGGTACTCGACCGGTAACCTCGCGCTCAACAAGACGATCTCGGGCTCCTTCAAAAAGGGTATCCCTCAAGGTCGTATCACCTGCCTCGCCGGTCCTTCCGGTGCTGGTAAGTCATTCATCCTCTCCAACATCGTCATGAACGCCCAAAAGCAGGGCGCCTTCATTCTGATGCTTGACTCCGAAAACGCCATGGACATCGGGTACCTCCGAAAGATTGGTGTTGACACCGGAGAGGATAAGTTCCTCTACGCCGGCGTCACTACGTTTGCGGACGTTGTGAAGGTCGTTTCAGAGTTCATCACGGACTATGAGAAGGCCTACGGCCGAGACAATCCTGACAGCCCTCCAGTTGTCATCGCTCTTGACTCGATCGACATGCTGATCACGGACTCCGAAAATGAGCACTTCAACACGGGTGTTCAAAAGGGCGACCAAGGTCAGCGCGCCAAGCAGTCGAAGCACATGCTTCGTACCCTCGTCTCGCGTGTCAAGCGCAATCCAATGTCCTTTATCGTCACTCACCAGGTCTATCCGAACGCCGATCTGATGAATGGTCAGGGACTGTGGATTGTCAACAACGCAATCCGCTACTCAGCTTCTCAAATCCTCCTCATCGTCCCAGCCAAGCTGAAGGAAGGTGGTGAGGTTGTTGGTGTCCGAATGAAGGTCGAGACCTACAAGTCTCGATTCGCTCAAGTCGGAACCCGCGTCGAGGTTGAAGTTCCATACTCCAAGGGCATGAACCCCTACTCTGGCTTCCTCGATATGATGGAAGACATGGGCGTGGTCAAGTCTGCCGGCGCATGGAAGAAGCTGGAAATCCCAGGCGAGGAACCTCGCAGCTTCCAAACGAAGCACTTGGATGCTGATCTCGTTGAGAAAATCCTTTCTCATCCGGTCATCGTGGCTTCTGAGCGTTCAGTTCTTGAACTAATGGCTGATGAAGCCAACTTCACCGCGGAAGCTGAGGGTCTCATCGCCCCATCCGAGGTTGAAGCAACCGAAGAGGAAGCATAATGGGAAATCTAAACACCTACGGTGACCAGATCACCATTGAAATCGTGAAAGGTGGCTTCATCCTTACCTACCCAACTGTCAGCCAGTACGAAGGTCAGGAAGTTACTACCGTGGCTCGTGAGGTATTTGTTTCGCCTCGCAAGCTCAACCAGAAGATCAAGGACGTTATCGAGTCCATCGGTCTGGTTTCTGAGGACAAGTAGGAGCAGTAAATATCTGCACCTAAGCAAGGCACCGTCTGAGAAATCGGGCGGTGCCGATGCCTCCCACTTCACCACGAGGAAATCGATATGTCCTTTATGCTAACTCTTAGCGAGGAACGGCTTGAGGAGATTGTACCTCTGCTTGCCAAGTACGAGGACAAGATCGCAGCCGCCGAGCCGATCTTTAAGCTCGAAGGTCGCCGCCTCGAAGAAATAATGCGCACGCTCCCGCACTACCAATCCTCCTACGATCAATCCTACCAAGAGGTCCGAGGCCTTGAGGACTGGATCATCAACATCAAGGAGAAAAAGGTAGGCAAGCTGTGGAAGAAATACAACGAGGGTTACTCTCGCGCTCTGTCAGCGAAGGACATTCAGGCCTACATCGCAGCAGACCAGGAAATCGTCGAGCTTAACCAAATCCTCATTGAGGTCGTCGTACTCAAAAACAATCTGAACGCCATCGTTGAGTCCCTGAAGCAAATGGGCTGGATGTGCGGTCACGTCACAAAACTGCGGATTGCTGAACTGCAAGACGCGATTCTTTAAAGGCCATCAAATGTCAGACCCAAACTCAGCAGAAGACGATGACGATCTCGGTGGCATGACCTTCACCGGTGCCGGCTGGACTCCAAACTTTGGTGCTCCTATCCCAGGCGTAGGTGGAGTCAACATCACCTCGGGCGGTTTACCAGGCGCAGCTCCAGCTGCTAGCCCAGCCGGAAGCGGAGTGAGTGCGAGTTCACCACTGGGCAATATCACTACTGGCGTCACCGGTATTCTGTCTAGCAGCGGTTTCTCCGCGAAGCTAACAGCAACGACCAGCATGGTTGCAACCGGTGTCAACGGTCACCCAACAGCAATCATCTCTGGCGGTAAGAAAGAGAAAATCTACTGCCAGTACATCATCGTCCTTGAAGATGGCATGTGCCTTGAGCTTGACGAGCAGCTCCAGATTACTCCTCGCGAGATGATCGGCATCTGCAAGTTTATCAGCGTCGCTCAGACCGCGATTGGTCTTGCTACGAATGGTCATTCGATTAACATGTGCTGGTCAGAGTTCATTGAGATGCTAGCACTCGAGCGTCACTTCACCGTTGGGCTGGCAGACTACAATCTGTACCCCAAGGACAACGAGATCATCTACGTATTCCTCTTTGACCCGAAGCCGTAATGAAGTGCTACCTTAACGTCAAGGACGAGGTCTGGTGCTACATCACCGGTCTTACCCCTGCCCATGCTGAAACGCTGTGGAATGAGTTTGGCGTCTTCGTTGACGGCTACTTCTTCATGCCAACGTACAAGCTCGGCAGATGGGACGGGAAGATCCGGTTCTTTGAGAAGACCGGCAAGACCTACGTCCGCCTCCTTCCAGACATTCTACCCTACATCGAGAAGTGGGGCTATGAGATTGAGTTCACAGACAACCGAAAGTTCTTCACTCAGCCCGAGCTGAGCTGCAAGGTTACGAAGGTTGATGAAATCGGGATCGCTCTCGAGGCTGAAGGATGCGACATCTTCGGTGATGTCTATCTAGCAGGTCGAAAGATCGAGCTGCGCCCATACCAAATCCAGTGCGTCACTAAGGCCGTCGAAGCTGGTTCAGGGTTCCTGATCGCTGGTACTGGTGCCGGTAAGACACTCATCACCGCAGCGATCTCTCACGTCTACGCCCAAGCAGGCCATCGCGTCATCACGATCGTTCCATCTGATGACCTTGTCAAGCAGACAGTGCAGTGGTACGCGAACGCTGGTTTGGATGTGGGTGTCTACTCAGGAGCCAACAAGGACATCGAGCATGAGCACGTTGTCGCAACTTGGCAGGCACTCCAGTACAACACAGCGCTGATGAAGTTCTTCACGTGCGTCATCTGGGATGAGGCGCATGGGATCAAGGCAAGCGTAGCCCAGAAAATCCTCAATGAAGATGGGAAGCACATTGCCTTCCGCTTCGGGGTTACAGGAACCTTGCCCAAGCCGAAGGTCGACCAAATGTCGCTCTTCTCTTCGGTCGGACCGGTGCTTCACCAGGTTCCTGCCAAGTGGCTCATCGACAATGGTTACCTTGCCAAGGTTGAAATCCAGCCCGTCGAAATCAATGAGATGTACATCGACGAAGAGTTTCCTGACTACGATGCCGAGCGCGCATTCCTTAGCCGCTCTCCTCATCGAATGGAAAAGATCGCCGACCTTATCATCTCGCAGTGCGCTACCCATGGCAACACGTTGGTGCTGGTCAACAGCATCCCATTCGGTAAGAAGCTTGCCGCTCTTATCAAGGGAGCAGTGTTCCTCTACGGTGAAAGCTCCGGTGACCTCCGTAAGGAGCACTACGACATGTTCGAGGAGCACGATGACCTCATCGTCATCGCGTCCGCGGGTATCGCATCCACCGGTATCTCCATTGACCGCATCTTCTGCATGATGCTCATCGACCCAGGCAAGTCCTTCGTGAAGGCCATTCAGTCAATCGGCCGTGGCCTTCGTAGAGGCCGTGACAAGGACTTCGTTGCCGTGGTCGACGTCCACTCGAAGCTCAACTGGGCTCGCAAGCACTTCAAAGAGCGATCGAAGTACTACAAGGAAGCCGAATACCCCATTCTGAAAAAGGTGGTGTTGAAAGTTAAAGGTGAGTAATGGTCTTCGTTCCTATCGTACTGCCGCGCCCTGATCCTCCTCATCCAATGCGGAGAAGCACCGACAGTCGCGTGCATGTCCCAACCTTTATCACGCTCGAGTATGAAGTAGCCGACACGGAACCGGGTCACGAAACAGCCGGGAAGCTCTACCGTCAGTGGCCAGACGATATGCTGAAGGGCAACGACTTCAACCTAGTTGAGCTCGCGTTCTTCCATGGAGGCCATGTCTGGGGTGCTGTGCGAAAGCGCTTCGATCCAGGTGGTGATTGGGAAACTATCGCAGACAATCCAAACTTGGGCATGTATGGCCGCTCTCTGCTAAAGCTGAGAGTAGAGGAGGAGATTCGGAACGTGAAGCGCAGTCACAACTTTCAAATGCCTGAGCCACCAACGAAGGCTCAGCTTGCAACGTCAATGGCAAAGAACAATCCGCCGAAACAAAACAGTGTACAACGCAAAGAGAGTGTGTTAAAATCTGTTATAGTAGAGCCCGCGCTGAAGTTTTTTGAAACTATCGGGCGTCTAACCTCCAAAAATTAGTTCCGTCTGGAAACTTTTCCCAAGGATATTGAATGCTTGTTCTTCCGGATTACGGCCGTCCATACATTATCGACAGCCTGACTGCCCCTATGGTCATCAAGTACAACTGGGTGTTTAACGCGCCCCAGACGGACTTTATGCTCTCTCCCATTACCTACCTTGAGGAAACGACTGGTGCGGCCATTAAGGTCCGCATCAACAACAGCGAGTTCTGGGTTCCTGCGACGTGGTTCATTCTCGTCACAGACCGTGAGACCTTCCAGATTGACACCGTGGCTATCACCGCCTGCGCTACTAGCAAGCACATCGCCTTCGCGTTCTCTCCAGAAGAAATGAACCTTCGCACCCTCGATGTCAACGTGATCGATTACGCCGAGAACATGGCGCTCGTTCACCCAATGATCACCAAGGGAACAGCTTTGGTTCATCCAGTTGGTCCTGGCCCGCGTGCTGGAACGGCTAAAGAAATCCACCTCTCGGTGGTGATCGGTCCTCACGATCTATACAAGCACCTCACGAACAAGGTGGTCGGCGACATCTTCTCCTGGTAACCTGTTTACTATTTCTTGGGTGAGCCAAAGATAAATATCCGCATCAAGCAAACTCGATGAGGATATTATCATGACGTATAGCCAGGCTTTCATAGACGCTTTCAACCACGTAATGCTCTACGAGGTTGGTCCTTGGTGGAACCCTGCAGATGCCGGTGTCATTGCCGGAACCTGCGACACCCAAGCCCAGCGTAGAATGGTCGGTCTGACCAACACTCCTGGCGATCGTGGTGGACTCACCAAGTACGGCATCGCAATCACTGCCAATCCAGGAGTAGACGTCCAGAACCTCGATCTGGCAGGCGCTCAGGAAATCTACTACAAGAACTACTGGTTGGCAGGCAAGTGCGATCAACTGACTGCTGAACCAATCGCGGTTATCGCTTTCGATATTTGTGTGAACAATGGTGTTGGACGCTCTGCAAAAATGCTTCAACAGGCGGTCGGTGTATCAGCCGATGGTCAGATTGGACCAAATACTCTCGCGGCGGTTAACGGCGCGGATGTCGCGGGTCTTATCCGTAAGCTTAACGATCTTCGCGTCGCTCGCTACAACCAGATCGTTCAAAATGACCCAACGCAGCAGAAGTTCATCAACGGCTGGATGCGTCGAGTTGCAGAAGTTACCCAGTACGCTCTATCTTTGCTGCACTCGTAATACCTGTGCGCCCTTGGGATCGGTTTAGCCGATCCTTTGTGGCCTCTAGAGCTAGAAGTTGACCTGAAAATATAGTAGGGGCTTTATGAAAGAATGCCAGAAGAAATGTTTGTAATTAAGAGAGACGGTAGTAAAGCGCCCTTCCAGATTGAGAAGTGGCAGAACCAAATCGCTAAGGTCTGTGAGGGCATTGATGGTGTCTCCCCATCAATGATCGAAGTGGCGGCCAACACCCACTTCTACAGCGGAATGACCACGCGAGAGCTTGATCAGATGGCCCTTCGCGCCATGATCGACCTCATCGACGAAGAAGAACATCCCGACACTGGCAACATCAACTACCAGTACGCCGCCGGAAAGCAGCGCATCTCGATGCTGCGCAAGGACATCTACGGGCAGTACAAGGTTCCTCGCCTCTACGACATTATCAAGAAGAACGTCGAGAACAACTTCTACACGGAAGAACTTCTCACGTGGTACACCGAAGACGAATGGGATCAGATTGAGAAGTTTGTTGATCACGACAAAGATGAAAGCCTTCCCTATGCCGCAGTCGACCAGCTCATCGAAAAGTATCTCGTCCAGAATAGAGCAATCTCTGGCAGCGTTGTCGAGTCTCCTCAGATCAGGTACATCGTCGCTGCTGCAACAGCCTTTCACGCAGAACAACGGGATCGTCTCCGTTGGGTTAAGGACTTCTATAACGCTGCTTCAGAAGGCCTATTCACTCTCGCTACGCCGGTCCTGGCAGGTCTTGGAACACGCACTAAGCAGTTCTCATCCTGCGTCCTTATCAAGGCAGATGACAACCTCAAATCTATTTTTGCTTCTGGACAGGTTATGGCTGATTACGCCGCTAAGCGAGCTGGGATCGGTCTCGATGTGGGTCGCCTTCGTCCGCTCGGGGCTCCTATCCGAGGTGGTGAAGTCAAGCACACTGGCTACATTCCATTCCTTAAGAAGTGGTTCGCAGACCTTCGTTCGTGCAGCCAAGGCGGTATCAGAAACGCTTCTGCGACCGTAAACTTCCCAATCTGGCACTACCAGTTCGATGACCTTATCGTGCTGAAGAACAACCAGGGCACAGAGGAAACACGTGTCCGTCACCTCGACTACTGCGTCGTTATGAACAAGTTCTTCTGGCGTCGTTTCCGTGAGCAAGGCAACATCACCTTCTTCGATCCGAACGAAGTGCCTGATCTGTATGAGGCCTTCTATTCAGACAGCGAGAAGTTTGAAGAGCTCTACGTAATGTACGAGGCTCGTACCGATCTTCGCACGAAGGTTGAGCCTGCAGAAACGGTCATCAAGGACTGGCTCCTCAAGGAACGTGGTGACACTGGCCGCTACTACCTTCTGAATATTGACAACGTCGCCAATCAGGGACCATTTGACACTCACGTTCATCCGATCTATCAGACGAACCTCTGCACCGAGATCATGCTTCCCACCAAGGCGTTCCAAACCGTTGATGATCCAAACGGTCGTATCGCTCTCTGCACTCTCGGCTCTCTGAACTGGGGTTCGTTCCGCAATCCAGAAGACCTGAAGCGTCCAGCTGTTGTTCTTCACCGTGCCCTTCACAACCTTCTCCAGTACCAAGACTTCCTGTCGATCCACTCTGAACTTCACAACAAGGAGTTTGAGCCTCTTGGTATTGGCGTTACAAACCTCGCCTACTGGCACGCCAAGCGCAAGATGCGCTACGGTGATGCTGACGCTCTGGCAGAAATCAAGCGCTGGATGGAACACCAAGCGTTCTATCTGACCGAGGCGACTGTCCAGCTCGCCAAGGAGAAGGGCCCCTGCCTTGAAAGCCACAACACGTGGTATGGTCGCGGTGTCTTCCCATGGGAACGTAGAGCCGACGGCGTCAATGAACTGACAGACTTTACCCCAGATGAGAACCTCGATTGGGAAGCCCTGCGCGCCAAGATGAAGCAGTATGGAGTTCGCAACTCTACGCTCATGGCTATCGCACCAGTTGAGTCCTCCTCGGTCGTGATCAACTCTACGAACGGCATCAACCTTGCCAAGCAGCTGATCATCATCAAGGAAAGCAAGGCGGGTGCTTTTGCACAGGTCGTTCCTGAATATCGCCGGTTCAAGAAGAACTATCAGCTTCTCTGGGACCAGCCAGACTGCATCGGGTACATCAAGACCGTCGCCATCCTCCAGGCATTCGTTGACCAAGGCATCTCTGCTGACACCTTCTACTCCGGCAAGTTCTTCCCTGAGGGCAAAATTCCAGCCACCCTCATCGCGAACAACCTAATGCTCGCAGCCAAATGGGGAGTCAAGAGCTTCTACTACGACCTACGCGATAAGCAAGGCACGAAGGACCTTCTCAAGGACGACGAGTTTGCTGATCTACCAACTGACATTGAAGAAGAAGGCGAAGAGTATTGCGAGAGCTGCACCCTATGAGCACGAAGTTCACCCGCGACTTTACAAAGGTCCCTGACTATTCCAAGCGCAAGATGTTTCTTGACACTGCGGGTCCAGTTACCACGCAGCGCTTCGACGACTATGCCTATCCGAAGATTGCAAAGTTCGATGAGACGCAGCGAGGCGCCTTCTGGGTTCCAGAGGAAATCACCCTCGTCAAGGACAAGATCGACTTCAAGGAAGCATCAAGAGCCGTACGTCACATCTTCACGTCGAACCTCCTGCGTCAGACGACCCTCGACAGCATTCAGGGCAGAGCACCAGCCCAAATCTTTACGCCGGTAATCTCTGTCCCAGAGCTGGAGTCCCTCGTGCTGACATGGACGTGGTTCGAACTCATCCACTCTCGCGCATACTCGCACATCATCCGGAACATCTACAACGTTCCCAAGGACGAGTTCAACAAGATCCACGACAACCAGGAAATCATCTCGATGACTTCCTCGATTGGGAAGTACTACGACGATCTGCATCTTCTGAACTGCAAGGTCGAAGCTGGACTTCCGGTTGATGAGCACGAGCACATCAAGGCGATCTACCTTGCGCTCATCGCGTCCTTCGGTCTAGAAGCTATCCGCTTCACCGTTTCGTTTGCGACGAGCCTCGGCATGGTCGAGAACAAAATCTTTATCGGCAACGGCAACGAGATCGCTCTCATCCTCAGCGATGAAATGCTTCACGTGGACTGGACAGCCTACATCATAAATACCGTCGTTAAGACAGACCCACGCTTCGCTCAAGTCGCTCAAGAGTGCAAGAAAGAAGCTTTCGACATCATCATGATGGTCATCGCTGAGGAAAAGACCTGGGCAAAGTACCTCTTCAAAGAGGGCTCGGTCATCGGTCTCAACGAACGCACGATGATCACGTTCGTGGATTGGACGGCTCACGAACGTCTAAGACTGATCGGTATGAAGTACGACGCTGGTGTTCGATCGACCCCAGTTCCGTGGTTCAACAAGCACCTCAACACGAATAAGAAGCAGACCGCACTTCAAGAGAATGAGAGCGTAGCGTACATCATCGGGTCAATGACGAACAGCATCGATTACGACGCACTCCCAACTATATAAGGACCTCATCATGTTTGAAGTTTATTCCAAGCCAGGCTGCACCTACTGCGAACAGGCAAAGACCCTCATCGCGAAAAAGGGATTTGAGTATCGTGAGCACATCCTCGACGTGGGTCAACCAAAGGTCGAAGGAGTCTCCTACTACACCGTTCCGCAGCTGCACCAAAAGGTTCCAGGCGCAAAGACGGTTCCACAAATCTTTGAGGGCTCTGCTCTCATCGGTGGCTTTGAGGCACTGAAGCAGCGCTTGGCTTAATAAGCGCTAATAAGCGCTAATAATTCTATCCTGAAATAAATATCCTCGCTGGACTTAGCTGTTCAGCGAGGATTTTTGTGTCCCAATATCATCAGAGCAGAGAAATGTCAACACCCTCACCGGATCAAGTAAAAATCATGAATGACCAATCTATGATTGAGATCATGGGTCACAGCATCAACGTGTACGGCTTGATCGCCGGGCTGATGATTACCCTGCTCATTATCGCTCTCATGAGAGCACACGCCAGCAAGACGATCAGATTCAACTGGGTCGATCTCGTAACGTCTGTTGACCAGCCTACTGGTCAGGTTAAGGCGTCCCTTACGAAGATTCTCCAGATGGTGGGTGGTGCTACGGGCACGTTCATTGTCATCAAGCTCACGCTGCAGAACAACATCAACTTTGACATCTTCGCGACCTACCTTGCGTACGTTGCCTCGATTGAAGGATTCTCAAAGTTCATGCTGGCGAAGTATGGTGTCATGTCGCAGAACGGTGGCAAGGATCCGACAGAGACTCCAGACCCTCCAAAGAAGCAGCCAGCCACCCCGCCAGCTCCTACCGCCGATGACGGCGCGGGTCAGAAAGCTCCTGACGACGACAACTAACTGTTTACATTCCGCGTAAAGCGGAGTACAATGAACCTACTGAAACAGTTCTCATTAGGTTCACACTCTCATGCCTCCAGCCGGCTCGTATGTAGCCCTCCGCGTTCTGCGGCCTTTCTCCACGTACCTGTACAATCACTGCAAAACCGCTAACATCCCGGTTCAAACATCTACGTTTGAGAAGCGCCTGCACACCACGGTGATCTACAGCCGCATCCACGCACCGGACATCAAGGTGGATCCGATTACGCAGCACGTCGCTACGTTTGCCGGCTACGAGATGTTCACCAACGCTCAAGGTGAACGAAACGTTCTCGTGGTGAAGCTCAACGCGCCGACAATCGTTGAGCGCCATCATTATTTCATGAGCACGTACAAGCTCGCGTACGACTATCCGGAATTTATTCCGCACGTCACCCTCTCCTATGCGTACTACGACCGCATAGAAGGTCTCCCCAACATCAACTTTGGTCTGATCCTCGGCGAAGAGTACGTCGAAGACCTTGAGCTGTAAGGAAAGTTCCCATGCACTTTGAACTCGTTGCCCTTCTCGCGCTGTCGATCAAGCACTTCATCGTCGACTTTCCACTGCAGGCATTCCCATATCAGTACAAGAACAAGGGAACCTACGGACACCCAGGCGGGCTGCTTCACTCTGGTCTGCATGCGATCGGCACGTTCATCGTGTTCATGCTGCTCTTCGCATGGGTCGCTGGTCCGGCTTTCGGTCGTGTCTCTGGACAAGCGCTTCACTATTCCCTGCTTCTCGCTGCGGCCGACGGCGTGATCCACTACCACATTGACTGGGCCAAGATGAACATCAACAAGAAGTTCAACCTCGGGCCCACGACCTCCGAATGGTTCTGGCAGACTCTCGGCGCCGACCAACTCCTCCACACCCTGACCTATATCGGTCTAGTCTTCTACATGGTGTCTCAACATGGTTGAATCTAAGGACTCTCTGGGCGACAAGCTCAAGGCGCAAGAGCAGGCCGAAGCCGGTCGGGCCGCAGACCGCGGGCTGCCTCTGATGGCTCGCCTCGATGGCCGCGCGTTCCACACCTTCACGAAGGGTCTTCAGCGTCCGTACGACATGCGTCTCACGATGCTGATGCAGGACACGATGAAGTTCCTCGTCGAGGAAACCCACGCGATCGTCGGCTACTGTCAGTCCGATGAGATCACCCTGTGCTGGTACAACGGAACCCCGGAGCAGTACGCTCTGACCGGCTCCGAATATCCCTTCGGCGGGAAGTTCCAAAAGCTGACCTCAGTGCTGGCCGGCATGGCCTCCTCATACTTCTCACGGCGCATTCCTTCGATTCTCCGCGAAAAGGAAAACTTCTACCCGCACTTCGACTGTCGCGTGTGGAACGTTCCCGACATGCACCACGTCTATCTGAACTATCTGTGGCGCCAAGAGGACTGCATCAAGAACTCCATCTCGATGGCCGCCCAGGCCCACTTCTCCCACAAGCAGCTGCAGGGTGTTGGAAGCGAGCAGAAGAAAAAGATGCTTGTGGAAATCGAACATCCCTGGGAAGACGAGCCCATGTCGTTCCGCTTCGGCACCTTCGCAAAGCGTCGGACCGCTGAGACGGAACTGAGCCCTGAGCAGCTCGCCAACATCCCAGCCCATCATCGCCCCCATGGCAAGGTTCTGCGATCGACCGTCAATCTCGAGTGCTACGACCATCTGCCTAAGGTAGAAAACGTCCAAGCGATTCTGTTCGATAAATAGGGCATGCAACAGATTCTTCGTGACACTGACGGAAAAACGATAGGGTACATTCGGGACCAGGGCGACATGTCGCGCCTCTTCAACCGTGGAGGAAAGCTCCAGGGCTGGTTCAACAAGAAGACCAACGTCACGTTTAACGCCGCTGGCTCAATCGTTGCCCGCTGCAATGTCCTGGTCTCCCTCCTCAAAAACTGAGGTAGGGCCCCTTATATAATGGTCACCTGACGAAAAGAATTTTGTCAGGACGCACTTTCTGTTGTACATCCTGACGCACGTATGGTATATTCAATCATACGCTGCAGAAACAAGGATCACGACAATGACTTTCAATCCTTCTCGCTGGACCGGCCTTTCTGAGCAGCAGCTGAATGTCATTCGGTGGGTCTATGAGGACAAAGGTTCTCTGGAACTTCTCGCGCGTGCCGGTTGCGGCAAGACCTTCACTCTGAAGCGGGTCGTGGAAGCGATCGTTGAAGGTCGTCTCGGCGATGTCGCTCTCATGGCTTACAACAAGACGATCGCCGGTGAGCTCAAGGCTTGGTTGGAAGAGGAAGAGTTCGACTGGAAGACGGCTCAAGCCGGAACGGTTCACTCCTTCGGCTTTGGTGCTTGGAGAAAGATTGCTCCCCACGTCAAGGTCGACGACAAGAAGCTCTACAACATCATCAAGGCGGAAAGCTTCCGTCCGGGTGGAGAAATCTTCCTCTCCTGCGATGGCGCTATCGCGAAGCTCTGCAGCCTCGCTAAGCAGCGGGCCCTCGGTCATCTAGGCCGCATCGAAGATACGAACCTCTGGATGGACATCTGGGATCACTTCAATCTGGATGACGACGTCACCGAAGATGTGGACGTCTACCAAGTGGTTCGGGCGGCTCAGTCCGTCTACCGCATCTCTCTCAATCAATGCCGCGAGGTCATCGACTTCGACGATATGATCCTCGCTCCGCTGGTCTTCAAGGCGCGGTTCTGGCCGAAGGATTGGATCCTCCTCGATGAGTCTCAGGACACCAACCCTGCTCGCCGTGCCCTCGCTCTTGCGATGCTGAAGCCGCGGACGGGTCGGATGATCTTCGTTGGTGATCCCTGCCAAGCGATCTACGGCTTCACTGGAGCCGACTCCGACTCCATGAACCAGCTGAAGGCGGCTACCAACGCCAAGACTCTTCCGCTGAACGTCACTCGTCGGTGCCCCAAGCTGGTGGTTGCCGAAGCCCAACGGCTGGTTCCGGACTTCCAGTCCTACGAACACAGCGAAGACGGTGTGGTTCGCTCCATCTCGTATGAAGCTCTGACTGCCGAAAATCTTTCGAAGATGGATGCCATCCTCTGCCGGAACACGGCTCCTCTGATCACCACTGCCTACTCGCTCCTCTCCAAGGGCATTGCCTGCCGGGTTGAAGGTCGCGATATCGGAACCGGTCTGGTGAAGATGGCTCGCCGTTGGAAGCTCAAGACTCTCGACAAGCTGCTGTCGAAGCTGGAAGATTACGAAGCTCGTCAGACCGCCAAGTTCATGAGCCGCGGACAAGAAGCCCGCATCGAGAGCATGGTTGACCAGCTCGAATGCCTGCGGATCATCATCAACCGCTGCCTGCTCCAGAACAAGCACAGCATCGATGATCTGGTTGCGGACATCGAGAGCATGTTCGGCAATACTCCTGAAGGCCAACAGCCGGAAGTTCTGACCCTCTCTACGGTTCACAAGTCTAAGGGCCGCGAATGGGAACGGTTTACATTCTCGGCCGCGACAAGTACATGCCTTCTCCGTATGCTAAGAAGGATTGGCAGCTGGAGCAGGAAACCAACCTCGAGTACGTGGCTATCACCCGCGCTCTCAAGGAAATGATCGACGTCCCTGCTCCTTCCGAGCAGAAGGCGTGATTGAGCCACTGGTAAATATCTTCATCACAAATAAGGAAGCGACACTATGTCCAGAATCCCCGAGTCCGAGCTTGATACCCATCCCGACGAGGCGCTGAAACAACTCGCCGAAGCGGTTGAACCGTTCTCTGAGCTCGTTGACAAAGGCGAGGACTATGCCATGTTCGTGCTGGGGTGCAAGGACGCACCCACTGAAGATGATGAAGTTCTGACGTACATCAATCTCGGCGGCAAGCAAGGCGTTCTCGCTGAAGGCCTCTATGCCGAGCTCGCCTACCAGATCGAAAGCGGCGATCTTTCCCTCTACACCATTCTCGCCAACGTGATCCACGATCTGCAGGAAAGCTATGAGATCGAGTCCCGTGGCCCAAGTTCGGACGATGACGAAGGTCCGTCCATCGTGGCAGTCGACGATGAAGTCGACGAAATCGAAGTGACACATGACGTCCCAAAAACCTTCCACTAACCCAGATCGCATTGGCCTTGATGAGGCCTACATGCAGATGGCCGAGGTCTGGGCTAAGCGCTCAAAGGCGGTCAGAAAGCAGGTAGGAGCTATCCTCGTCAAGGACCGCCAGATCATATCTGACGGGTACAATGGGATGCCAGCAGGAGACCCTGACGATGTTTGTGAGTTCATTGATTTTGATGATCCTGACAACGGCCCTCATCAGCCGACGCTCAAGACAAAGCCTGAAGTTCTGCACGCTGAGTCTAACGCAATCACGAAGCTCAGCAAGAATGGTGGACAGGGCGCCGATGGCGCGACGCTCTACCTAACCCTATCTCCCTGCACGGAATGCGCGAAGCTGATCAAACAGACCGGCATCAAGCGAGTCGTGTTTCGAGAAACCTACCGTGACCCTGGCGGGATTCGCTTCCTCCAGCAGCGCGGTGTCGAAGTCGAACAGCTGAATAAGGAATAGCACGATGAAGAACTTTATGAAGGGTCTCGTTGCGGCCCTGATGGTCGTTTCGTTTTCGACCGCTGCTATGGCAGAAGAAAGCAACTATGTCGAGACGTCCGGCCTGACCGCCGAACAGAAGGCCGAACTGCAGCTTCAAGTCGCGAAGCTCAAGTCTGGCGCCAGCGATCCTGCGAAGGTTTCTGAAAATGTCCGCAAGGAAGCAGAAGCCTGGGGTGATCTGGGTTCCAACATGGGGAAGGCGGTAGTTTCTGCTGCTAAGGAAGTTGGCGTCGCCGCTAACGAGTTCGCCCAGACCCCGCTGGGAAAGATCACGGTTGCCGTGGTCGTGTTTAAGGTCATCGGCACTCAGGCCATGCACCTCATCTTTGGGTCGTTGATCCTTCTGATGGGATGGACCATGTCCCTGTACCTTCTGGCCTTCGCGCGCTTCTACAACAAGGACACGACGTACGAGTACAAGCCCTTCCTTTGGGGAGCCTGGCAGCGTCGAGTTCGGACCAGCTTCAATGAAGAGGGTGAAGCCACTGCCATTCGCCTTCTCATGGTAGGCGTCGTGTTTGTTGTCACCACCATGTGGGGCACGGGCACCATTTTCCTGTAAGGAGACCCAATGTTCATCCTACCTTTCTTTGTCCTCATGATCCTACTGTCCGTTGTGACAGTGATCGAGGTCTTCCTCGTCGAGTATGACCAGCTCGGTGCTAGTTGCGCGGGTATGTTCTTCTCGCTCGCCGCCGGCTTCTTCTTTATCCATGATGTTCAGGCATGGGTCAAGGCTATTGGCTGGTCAACGCTCCTACTAAAGGACGTCCCCATCTACATCGCTCTTGGCGTGGGTGTCGCGTTCTTGAAGTGGCTCCAGTTCAATGTGCGCTTCTCTAACGCACTGTCTGTGGTCAAGGCCAGCATGGGAAAGAACTTCAATCCCAGCAGCACCGAAGACCTCAAGAAGCTGGCTGAAAAGATTCGTCATGAATCGTTTGACAATCCCATTCTCAGAAGGGGCGGTGGAAACAGCTTCTATCCTGAGTCTGATGTCAGCAGCATCCAGGAAATCGCAGACGCGATCGCTCCTCGCGCCATCAAGAACGTCGGTCGAATCTCCGCATGGACCTTCACCTGGCCGTTCGTGATCGCAAACTTCCTTTTGGTCGACGTGATCAAGAAGTTTGGGAAGTGGGTCGCCTACGTGTTCGACTTCCTTTTCAGCGGCATCACGAAGCGGATTGTCCACAACGGTCTGAAGTAAACCGAGCTTAATAGCAGCATGAAAACCGAACTGAAAAACAGAACGCTTTGGTTCGATGGGACCAGTCAGGTATCCCCCGAGCTGGTCCCAGACCTGCTGCTCATGGAAGTTCCGATCGAGAAGATCGTCGTTACTGACAATAATGACGACATTCTGCAGTTCAACGCCCTTTCAGAAGAGCCCATCGCCAACACGAAAACCGGCAATGATCCCTTCCTGAAGGATTGGCAGGTGCCTGAGAAATACCTGAAGATCGATCTGGCAGAATATGTCGGTGAGAAACTTCTGGCTCTCAACCTTCCAGAAGACAAGTTGGAAATCTACGCGCGCCGAACCGACAATGAGCTTGCCATGATCAAGAAGATGAACATGGACAAGTTCTTCAGGACGCTGATCTACGTGGTAGAAACCCTGAAGAGCACGAAAACGGTTTGGGGAGTTGGAAGAGGATCGTCATGCGCCTCACTGGTTCTCTATCTTATCGGGCTTCACAAGGTCGATCCAGTGAAATTCAACATCGATATGACAGAGTTCTTCCACGATTAACGCAGAGTCAATATCATCTTTCGCTGACGTTCTAGTTTAGCTAGACGCATTTTAGTTAGGCGTATCTGTTCTTCAACGTGCTCGAGGCTGATGTTCTGCGCATTTTCAGCTGGAGTAACCCACCTGAGATTTGACGGATGGTTGTTAGTAGGATCACGATCTTTGTGATCAACCTCTGCGCCTTCAAAATATCCAGGAACATGCACAAGAGCGATGGCCCGGTGTTTGTACAGGATAGATGATTTGCCATTTACGAAAACGTTGCAGAGCTGATAAGGACTACCCGAAAAAGACAGAGGAAATCCTTTCTTTCCGATAACCTGAAAATCTTCTGTTAGTTTGTACCCAGGATAATATGGGATGTCTATCATGGCCGGACCCAATATAAATATATGCAGAACGATTCATATATTTATCGTACAGACCTTTTCCGGAGAGACTCCTAATGGCGAAGAAAGCACGTTCAGCACGTGGCGAAATCGTAGATTTTGATCTGCTGGCCATCAAGCAGCAGCTCGCAACTACTCCAGTTCCAGTTGGCGTCAATGCACGCCGTAAGTTCATCGACGAGAAGGACGGCATCAAGACGAGAGAGAACTTCATCGTCTCTCCAGCGGCACCCGTGCAAGCAGCACCGGCCGCTCCTGCCGACACTTCTTCCCCACTTGATATCGCGAAGGCCGCGCTGCAGGAATCTGCAGAAGCCCTCATCAAGAACGCTGAATAAGTCCTACCTTTCAGGAGAAATCTAATGGCGCTAAGACCGCTGCGCAACACCTTCTTGTTCACTTTCCTGAACGAAACCCGCGATGGAGCTTTCGTCAGTAAGAACAAGGGAAACATCATCATTGTCACCCCAGAGCTCGGCAGACAGGGTGATCTGGGCCGATGGGCAAAGGTCCTAGCGGTCGGAAACGAAGTGAAAGACTTCGGTCCAGGTGACGTCGTCCTCATTGCCCCAGGCAAGTGGACCACCGGTTTCAAACACGACGAAGTTGTCATCTGGAAATCAGATGACCAGTGGGTTCTCGGCATTGGTGACGAGAGCATGGCTTACGACTACGCCGTAAAACCAGCATTCTAAACAGGAACTATTGATGCCTTTTGCACTTCTCGTCCTACTGTCGGCCTTCCTTATTGAGGGCATTGGCACGTTTGTTTCGGTAGTTGGTCTGTCCGCGCTGTTCGCTGCGAACCCGGTGATCATCATTCTTGCAATGGCTCTCGACCTCGGAAAGGTCGTTACAGTTTCCTTCCTCTACAAGTACTGGCAGAAAATCAATCTGGCAATGCGCGTCTACATGACGATCGCCGCGGTTGTGCTGATGATCATCACGTCTGCTGGGTGTTTTGGCTATCTCTCTGGACAGTTCCAACACGCCATCGCTGGAACAAACTCTGACAACGTCGTTCTAACGTCCATGACGCAGGAACAAACCCGCCTTCAAGCGCGTAAGCAGGAAATCGACAGCCAGATTGCAAAGCTGCCGACCAACTCTGTCCGTGGGCGCACGAAGCTGATGAACTCCTACGCGCCTGAAGTTGGTCGCATCAACGCTCGACTCGCTGAGATTGATCAGCAGCTGCCAAAGCTGAAGGTCGCCAGCATCCAGAAGAACACCGACGTTGGTCCTATCATCTACGTCGCACAGGCCTTCAACACCGATCCAGAACACGCGGTAAAGTGGGTCATCTTCACCATCATCTTCGTGTTTGACCCGCTGGCAATCGCGCTGCTTCTCGCGGGGAACTTCTTGCTAAAGCAGATCGAAGACGAGAAGCTCGCCAAGCAGGGAGGCGCCACGTTTCCCAGCGAGCCCACGTCAGAGTTGGCAGCTCCCGCACCTGCCGACGAGGTCCGAGTTGATGTATCGAATGTCTCGGTAAAGCCAACGCTGGCTGAACTTCTAGAGGGTGTTGATCCCGACCAGCACTACCCTGACGTATGGGAGCAGCCAGTAGAAGTTGCTCCGGCTGAACCAGATGTCATGCAGGATGTTGATGATGACAGCCTTCATGTGGTTCTTGGTCGGCAGAAGGCGCCAGAGGGTCTTGTAGACCAAGTCGATCACCTTACTGACGATGATCTGGTTGCTCGCGGGACTGTTGCAAACGCCACAGCACATGATCATCCTTCTGAAGCGCTCGATCATCTCACCGAGGACCAGCTCCATGCGCATCTCGGTCGTGAACGCGTAGAAGACCCTGCACCAACGGTTATCAACGCCGTTCGTCCAGCTCTTCCAAATGAGTTCGAGGAGCGTGAGGTCATCACCAAGGACCAGCTTCTTCCTAAGGTCCGCTCTCAGCTAGAAGACATTCGCGGTAACGCGGACGTAGAGACGGATGAGGAGCGCAGAGCCAGCCTTTCCTCTCTGAGAGATGTCTACAACGGCATCGACGACGAGACGGCTCCTCCTATCCAACGTCGTTAAAGACAGTTTACTTCCCCTTGAAAGCGTGTTAAAATAAGTCACGTACGAGGGATGTCCATTTTAAGGGTACATAATGAAGTCATCTATTTGGGTTGAGCGCTATCGTCCGAAGACCATCAAGGACGTCATCTTCCAAGACGCGCGACAGCAGAAGACATTTGAGTCCTTCGTTGAAGAAGGCAACATCCCGCATCTGCTTCTGTCGGGCATTCAAGGTACTGGCAAGACCACCATCTCGAAGGCTCTCATCAGCGATCTTGGCATCGACCGATCCGATCGTCTTCGAGTGAACTGCTCAGATGAGAAGATCGAAGCACTTCGAAACAAGGTGTCCGCCTTTGCGATGACCATGCCGATGGGCAAGTTCAAGGTCGTCCAGCTCGAGGAGTTCGACTATCTTTCGCTCGATGGCCAGGCCCTTCTTCGCAGCTTGATCGAGGAAAGTTCCTCCAACTGCCGCTTCATCGCGACGTGCAACTACGTCAACAAGATCATTCCTCCGCTGAAGTCGCGCTTCCAAGAGTTCTACTTCCGCTCTCCCGACAAGGAGAAGATCGCCCTTCGCATGGTCGACATCCTCGAGACCGAAAAGGTCGAGTACGATGCGATGGACCTCCTCACCTACATCGATGTTGGATATCCTGATATCCGCAAGACCATCCAGCTTCTACAGCAGAACGTTTCCGGTGGAAAGCTGCTGAGTCCAAAGGAAGCGTCGAGCGACGCATCTGACTGGAAGTTTGGTCTTCTGGATGCCATCTCCACGGGTGACTTTAAGACCGCGCGCAAGCTCGTCTGCGAAACTGCAACTCGCGAGGAGCACGAAGACGTCTTCCGCTTCCTCTATGAGAACATTGACAAGATGAAGATCAGTGACAAGGAGTCCGCAATCCTTACGATCGCTGACTTTCTCTACAAGCACACGATCGTGGCTGACACTGAGATAAATTTGGCGGCCCTAATGATTTCGCTTTCTAAGCTCTAGAAGGACAATTGTTAAAGTGCCATCTGTTCATGGCGCCTTTCCCACCTATTTTTCCACAGTGCGGACATGTAATAGAGGGCTTTGGTGCCAACTGCTTTTCTGTAAGGGTGTAGGAAATTGAGCGTCCGCGAGTGGCATCGCCGAGTTTTTTTCTATGATCAGGTGAAAGGGTTTTTCCTAGCTGCGAAAGGCGAGTATTTTCACAGTGCTCTTTGCTTCGCTTCCTTCCCCTGTGCGCAAGAGAAATCTTTAGCTTTGTTTCTTCTGAATGTCTCGATCCAATTCTTGCACTTGTTATTGCCTGTCTATGTTGATTGCAAGCAAATTCATAAAGCCTTGAAGAAACTACTTTCCCTCGCGAGCGCATCATCCCTAACGCGTATTGGAGTGACTTGAGATGTTGAGGTTCGCAGAACTTTACAAGAAGGGCATGACAGATAAAATGCTCCCGCGTAGTCAGGAAAACAAGATTGCTAGGATCATTGGTTCCTCCTGCACATCTTGGAAGAATGTGGTGTTTTTCATATCCTTCAAGTTTGGATCTTTTAGAAGCTCTAACATCCCCTCTAGACCGCGCATTGTCAATTATGCTGAAATACACCCTACGATAGTCCATATAAATACCTCATCTAATTTAGCAGCAATATTTATAGGCAAGCTCTAATGGCAACCTACAAGCTGGACATTTTTGATCTCCTCGGAAAGCTGAACAGCTCGAAGAGCGGTGACATCTATGCGAAGCTGAGCGATGACGAAAAGAAGGGCTTCGCTCCTCTCGTGGTGATGCGGTGGATGTCTGGCACGAGTGATGAGCGGCAAATCCAGTTGATCAACGAGTTTGTCAATCCGGTTGTCTTCCCGCTAGGTAAGCATCCCCATCTTCTCATGCAACTTCTGCAGGTGGCCAACTCGAAGTCGCCTCGGCGGTACCAGTGGATCGGGATCAAGAGCTCTAAGAAGAATGCCGAGGCCATGAAGGTCGTCGGTGAGTTCTACGAAATGTCCCAGCGCGAGGTACGCCTCCTCAATCCATTCCCGTCCGCTGATGAAATCCTTCAGATGGCTGAAGAGCTGGGGTATCAAAAGGACGACATTACGAAACTGAGTAAGGAGTTGAAGCCATGAGCGAGTACAATCCGGAGAAGTGGGTCATCGTCGAACAGCGGTTCCCAAAAGCAAACACCACGCTGACCAAGGTTCTTGGAAGTTGGTACGGCGGCTACCTTGGTAGCGACAGCTATCGGTTGAGCTCTGGCATCGAGAAGGTTGAGGAAGACGGCGACTTTCTTAACTTCACCAACTACAGCGGCAGCATCTATCGCTGCCATCGGGAAATGATGGGCATGTCCGGCTTTACTGCTAGCGTTCTTCAAGGCTGGATAGAACAGGTGGGTGAAGAAAACCTACGGGTTCTATCGCGTGAAGAAGCCGAAAAGCGCATCAAGAACAACGACCTCGGCGAAGTTACGTGGTAAAGCCGATGACCGGCTTCATTGCGACGCTGACCTTTGAGCAGCTCGCGATGGCGCTTGCGTACAACGGGCCGGATGATCATGGAGAACAGTTCGAGATGACTGGGAATAGACTGCGAGCCCACAAGGGCTTCGAGAAGAACGCCAAGCAGCGGAAGCTCCGCTACATCAAGGCGAAGAACCTCATGCGAAAGTACCCTGACTGCGCGTACGGTGGGGACTTCTACTGCGATCACCTCTACGAGCCAGAGCACCCCTGGCACTGGGTCGACTTCCGCTTCTTTCATACCCGCCTGAAGCGCTACTACGCTGTCGCCATGACCACGGCACGCTACAAGATTTACGGGCTTGCGGAGCAGCAGAGCTGGGAAGATGCGCTTGTTGAATATCCGGTCGACCCTGACCGCAAGCCCGAGGACTTTGAATCGTGGCTGCGCCGTGAGCGCACCGAGACAGAAAAAGCCCGCGGGGCCTTTGAAAAGGCCCGCTTGCAGGAACTCCTGTCTCAGGAATGGAAGACAGCTCCAGGCTATCAGCTCGTGGATTACGGTCCTGTAGCGATAGGCGTCTTCGCAACGGTAAATAAAGAGTACATTGACGAGCACGTAATCCGGGAGTTCATCGCTCAGTTCCGCGAGCATGGTGAACCTACGAAGCCCGGATTTATTTGGAAAGATGAGGAGATTGTCGTTGGCCCGGAAGAACTCAGAGCCTACCGAACTGAAGCTTCTTAACACCGAGGAAATAGCTTCACGACGCATCCCTATGGAAGAAGCGGTAATTTCCGCTTCGAAGAAAGGCCATTGGCTGTGTGCCCACTGCAACAAGCGGTTCACAAACGAAACGCTGTACATGCGCCACAGCTGCGAACCAAAGCGCCGCTCTGAAGAGCTGATGAGCCCGCTCGGGCAAAGCGCGTTCGCTCTCTACCGCGACTGGATGCGGATGAGGAAGTTCAGCCAGCCATCCTCGGCTGCATTCCTCGAGAGCAAGTTCTACCGCGCGTTCATCAACTTTGCGAAGTTGATCGTGGACGCCAACATCTCTAGACCAGACAAGTACCTTGAGCTGATGACCGAGGGTGAAGTTCAGCCGGCTCTTTGGTGTTCGCCCGGAGCTTACACGCTCTACACTCAGTGGTTCGACAGCCTTCACGACCCGCTTGAGCAGGTCCAGGACAGCATCAACCACCTTCTCGATATCTGTGAGAAGGAAGAAGTCCCGCTTGACAAAATCTTCGAGCACCTCGGTGTCCAGCGCATCCTCTCTTTGATCCGTCAGCGCCGACTTTCTCCTTGGTTCCTGTTCTGTTCAGCTTCCTTCGGCAAGGTCCTGAAGCAGCTCGACAAGGAGCATCTCAAGTCCTTCGATGCCGTGGTCAACTCATCCTACTGGGGCGGCAAGTTCTCTAAGGAGAGAGCGACCGTCGAACAGATCAAGTCGCTGGTTAAGGAACTTGGTCTGTGAAGCTACCTGACGTAGACATCGATCTTCGAACTGACTTCAACCCACGAAAGCTGTTCCCCTGGACCAAGGCGTCACTCGTGAAGAACGGTGACCTCGCGCCCCATCCCTGCGGCATCTATCCCCAGACTGTTCCGGTTGATCCGGTCACCGGTCTTTCTGCAATCCCCTACGAGCAGGCCGAGGAAGAGGGCTACATCAAGATCGACTTCCTGCACCTCAGCGTCTACGACCATTTCAAATCGCGCGAGGAGATCGAACAGCTTCTGGAGATCGAACCAGATTGGGGCCTTCTCACCATTCCTTCTGAGCAGAAGAAGCTCTTCCAGCTTTCCAACCACGGTGACATTCTTTCGGCGGTAAAGCCGAAGAACATTGAGGAACTAGCCGACGTTCTTGCCCTCATCCGTCCAGGAAAGAAGCAGCTCGTCAAGCTTTACAACTCTCAGCGGGAAGCTACCCGCAGAGCTTTGTATGCCAAGGACGAGAATGGCTACTCGTTCAAAAAATCCCATGCCATTGCGTACGCGATGGTCATCATACTCCAACTTCATCTTATCGCAACGGAGATCATATGACGTGTATCGTCGGATTGGAATACAAGAACAAGGTCATCATCGGTGGTGATGTTCAGGGCACCGGCTGGAACAACAAGATCGTTCACACTCAGCCAAAGGTGTTCAACAAGAAGGGCGTGGTCTTCGGCTACACCTCGAGCTATCGATTCGGCCAGGTTCTTGAGCACATGCTTGCTGACCCGGTTGTTCCAGAGGACACTGACGACATCTATCGCTGGCTGATTACGGTCGTCGTCCCCGACATCAAGAGCGCACTGAAGGAAAGCGGTTACGGCAAGGACAGCGAGGGCGGCAACGCACTTATCGGTGTTCGCGGTCAGCTTTGGGAACTTCAGCCGGACTACAGCGTTCTTCGCTCCGTCCTCGGCTACAACGCGGTTGGTTCTGGTGAAGAGTACGCTCGTGCCAGCGTGTTTACGACGCTGAAGCACCACGAGCCAAAGTCGCTTGACGACGCGATCGACACCGTCAAGCTGGCCATTCGTGCCGCTGGAACGTTCAGCCCGTCGGTTGGCACTGAAGCCACCATCGTTACGGCCTAAGGAAATGACCCGCGCACTCACTGAACGAGAGCTGGAATATCTCGGCATTCTGCAGGAGGAGTGCGCGGAGGTCATCCAGATCATCTCTAAAATCCGCCGCTTCGGCATCAACTCACGCAACCCATACGTGCCTTCCGACCCTGATAACCAGACACTCCTCATGCACGAGCTAGGAGATGTCCAGGCGATGGTGGAAATGCTGCAGGAAACAGGTGTTGTGAACCCTGAAGAAATCGCAGAGCGCGTTCCTAAGAAGAAGAAAAACGTTCTGCGCATTCTCAACGGAACTGTTTACGATCCTAACGAAGCGTGATATTATTCTCCAATAGGAGATTAAAATGCCACGCTTCGCAACCCGCGGTGAGTATGCCGCAGCTCTAGTTCGCGACCAAGTCTGTGTCTCTCCGCTGGATTGGCCGGCACTTTGGTTCGATAGACTTGTCTTTGGGCGCCGTGAAAACGAGTTCAAAGCCGGTCCGTACTGTATCAAGCGGCTCAAGCGGGCAAAGTTCACCGACTATCAAATCTTTCTGATACGGGATGCGGCCTGTCGAGCTGCGTATTCCGCCATGAAGTGGATCGTGAGAAAGCACCCGGCTATTGAAGAGCACGGGTACATTTCCTACCATCAGGAAAACTTCGACGTCATCAACCTCTACCTGAACGTCCCTCCGGAAATCAGGGCCGACTTTAACGAGAAGGTTCATCGCCTCTTCGACAAGAAGCTGAAACAGATCGAGCCGCTTTTGAACTGAGCTGTTTACATCCGGTTAAAAGCGTGATACGATAAACCTTCAGACGAACTAAAACATGAACTGATGGAGAACCCAATGCTGATTGAAGGCAAGAACCTTTTCCCGCTTGAGCGCATTACCGGCTCAATCCCGGGGTATTTCATGGACGCTCAGTACGAGGTCTATTCGACCCGCGGTGGCAAGACCCTGACGCGCCTCTACGGCTCTTCGGCCAATGGCAATCGCTACTACACTCTCGGTGGCGTTTCGTGGAATCGTCGAGACCTGATGGCACGAGCGGCTCGTGACCCTGCGTTCAAGACCGAAACCAGCCCTATGGCGCCGGCTGTTCGAACCGCTCTGGCAGCAGCTTCGACCGTGGCTGATCGCTCTCACGCAGCAACAACCGCCGAGGGCATCAAGGCTCGCGGTTGGGTCATCGCCCGCGTCAACAACGGCAACCTCGCCTTCGGCTCCAAGCCGAAAATCCACCTGACGGTAAAGTCCGTCAAGGCCGAAATGGAACGTCTCGCGATTCAAAATCCGAGCGTCCAGTTCGTATCGCTGCAAATCACCGCGGCGGTCATCGCCAGCGGCATTCACTGGGACGCCTAACACATGGCCAAGTTCAACCTCTGGGCTGATGTTCTTTCCCCTGTCGGCGCCTTCTCTGGCCGGATCAACAAGGTCCCGGTCTCTGAAGCCGATGCAATCGCTGGCCGTGATCAGGTGCAGCGCCAGCTGCATCAGACCTCGTACCTCGTGATCTACGATCACAACAATGACGAGATCACGATGGCAGACACCATCATCCGAAATAGCATCTTCCGCTTTTCGGTTCTTGCAGACGCGTGAGCGTCTACGTAGACCATCCACGATTTTCCAAACCAGGTGGCAGAAAGAAATACTGCCACCTGGTTGCGGATTCGTTTGAAGAGCTGCATGATTTTGCGGCTCGCGTGGGGATCAAGCCCCACTTCTTCCATAAGTCTGCTCGATGGCAGCACTACGATGTTGCCGAAGAACTTCGCCCTCAAGTGATTGACGCTGGAGCGGTGGAAGTTTCATCCAGGGAAATAGTAGCCCTCGCAAAGGCAATGAAATGAAAAACGCGTACTACGAATGCTGGCTTGGCGATTGGTTCGTCATGATCGTGTCTCATCAGGAGATGCAGCGGCTCGAAGAGGCCAACATCGGCTACCACTTTATTGTGCTGCCTCAATACGACTTCTAACTTTTCCTGTGTACAATCAACCTGACGTGTGTTACATTAGGTTGAGTACGTAAACACGCGAGGCACACCATGAAAATGTATCTGGTTGGAGGAGCGGTTCGAGACCAACTGATGGGTCTGGAAAGCCACGACCATGACTACGTTGTGGTTGGTGCCACCCCTGCGGATATGACCGCTCTGGGCTTCACCGCTGAAACGGTTGGTCACAGCTTCCCGGTTTTCCTGGACAAGAACGGCGACCAATACGCTCTGGCCCGCAAGGAAAAGAAGGTTGGTGCTGGCTACCACGGCTTCGAGGTAGAGTTCGACCCCAGTGTTTCTCTGGCGGACGATCTGTTCCGTCGCGATCTGACCGTGAACGCCATAGCCATGGACATAGAGACCGGCGAGATAGCCGATCCCTACAATGGCAAGGCCGACATGGAGGCGAAGGTTCTGCGGCATGTGTCTGAAGCGTTTGCTGAAGACCCTCTGCGGGTGGTTCGCCTGGCTCGCTTCTTTGCTCGTTGGACGGACTTCACCATAGCTCCTAACACGGAGGTCATGGCGAAGAACATAGTCCAATCTGGCGAGATGGACTCCCTGAGCGATGAGCGCTTCTGGGCGGAAATGGAAAAGGTCTTCACTCAAGGTGGAAATCCTTTCCGCTTCTTCGAAGCACTGTTCCGCTTTGGAGCTCTGCAACGGGTTCGGTTCTTCCGCGATCTGTTCGGTGACGTTAGCAAGGGAAAGTTCCAAACGGACTTTGCCGCTTACACCGCTTCGGTTTCGCGGCTGCTGACTGAAGCTGATCGTTCTACGGTGTTCACGGCACTGGCCGCGAGGAACGCTCCTCAACAATCGACCGCCATACCCACGCGAGTGAAAAAGCTGTCGGAAAACGTTGAGCACGTTCGCCACATGCACGATCGTTCAGCCGAAAAGCTGTTCGTGCTGATGGCGCACAATCGAGCGTTCGACCAGAACAACAACCAGATAATGGACCTGGTCATGGCCCTGATGGTTGCTGAAGATGCTGGAGCCTTCTTCCCCATAAAGGGAAGGACGCTGCTGGCCGCGGTCGGTCGGACCCGAGCTGTTGGTTCTTCTGAGTTCCAACATCTGAAAGGCAAGGCGATAGGTGAGGCTATGAACGCCGAGCGGATGCGCCAAGTCGAAATGGTTATGGAGAGTGAAGATGAAGGTTGATAAGGAAACGGCTCTGTTCAGAGTTCTTTCTGGCTCGCGCCTTTACGGCACCGCCAACGAGAACTCTGACTACGACTACAAGGTCGTTTGTCTCCCGGCTCTGGATGACCTTCTTCTCAACAAGAAGGTCACCAACCGGAAGGTGAAGCCCGAGGGCCTGAAGGCTGGAGATAGGATGGTCGCCGGTGAGGAAGAGACCGAATATCTTCCCCTTCAGGTTTTCCTCGACGACTTCTTCAATGGACAAACGTACGCTCTCGAGACCGCGTTTGCCGTGAAGCAGCGTCTTCACACGTCGACGAGCTTCCTTGACGAGAACCCGTTCGATCCTAACGAGCAGTCGTCCTTCGACTATTGCGTCGAGATGGTCAATGCGCTGATCGACAACTTCCTCACTCGCAACGTGAAGAAGATGGTTGGGTATGCTGTGTCCCAGGCCAAGGTTTACGGTCTGAAGACAGAGCGGTTCGCGACGATAGGAGCGGCAATCAAGCTCCTTGAAGCGCACCAGCTCGGTTATCCCGATGAAAGGGAATACGCGAAGATCACGCTGGGCGAAAGCACTGAGCTCCTCGCCAAGCTGCTCGCTCTTCCCCACGTGCGAGAGTCTGAAGTTCTGAACGCCAAGGGTGGAACCGAAATGGCTCCTTCCCTTGAAATGGCGGGCAAGCAGTTCACGTACTCTTCGAAGCTGCCTACCGTTCGTGACAGCCTTGAGAAGGTGATGCGCGGGTATGGTGAGCGCGTGAAGGACTTCGAGGGCCAAGGAGTGGACTGGAAAGCGTTGAGCCACGCTATCAGGATCACAGAGCAGGTCCTCGAGCTGACGGCGACTGGGAATCTCGTGTTCCCTCGTCCGAATGCGAAAATGCTTGCTACCATAAAGAGCGGGAAAATGTCGCTCGATGAGGCGACAGAACACCTAAACGTCGCATTCGAGAAGGTGGATGAAGCGGTAAACGCATCTATCTTGCAAGAACGGACGCCTGAACTGGAGAAGCAGTTCGAGCAGTGGAAGCTGAAGGTTCTTCACAAGCTCTACGCTGTCTAATCCGGGTTAAAGAAAAGCCCGCGGTTGAAAGATCGCGGGCTTTTTGGGGTGCGGGAGTTTTACGAACTTAGGAAGCGGTGGGCGGCTTCTTGAACTTGATCGCGATTCCCTCTTGAATAGGAACCACTCGACGTCTGCGGACCTTGGACTTTGCCATGCCGTTATAGGTGAATGCCTGACCTACGATTCGAGCGACGTACGTCGCGTCAAAGGTTCTGTAGATGGGCGCGATTTTCTCGGTGAGTCCATGTCGCGCAAGCTCGACGCTTAGTGGATGCTTTTCCGATCTACCATAGAACCATGCAGTTACAATGCTGAGAAACTTAGTGACAGGGATATTTTCCTGTTCGGCATAGTCTAGTACGTAGGCGCCAATCTCAGTAGGTGTAATGTTGTCAATGATGCAAAGATAGGTTTCTCTTTTGTACTCCAGAAGAGACATGAACAGCAGGTTCGCCCTGTCATTCACTACCTCAATCTTGAGCTCTGGTATTCTTTTCTTCGCCACGATAAGTGGGTCTCCCGCATTGCTATGGCAGTATTTAGACCTGCGCCAGTCCTGACCACAGGACAAACTTTTTTCGATCTCCGCCTCTTTTTAGTGTACAACCTGGGCAGATAGGGTATATTACATCATACGCTGTTGAAACAACCTCTTCGGAGAAACCTGATGACCCTCTCGCAAATCCTTGCTGAAGTTTCCAAGCTGTCCATGGACGAAAAGGTTGCTCTCAACCGCGCCCTCGTCGAGAACATCCGCGCCGAACATCGCGCCGAGCGGGTCGTCGAAGGTCGCAAGTTTATGCCGGGACAAGTGGTCGAGTTCTTCAAGCCGGGCCGCGGTCGCAATGCCGGCTACAACTGGATCATCGTGGACGGTTACAACCGCGCTGGTACGGCTCTGACCGGCTACGCCTGCAACCGCAAGGGTGAGAAGCTCTCCCCCGCGGTTAAGTGGACCGTGGCTACCACGTGCGCCACGGTGGTTTCCTAAAACCCTTCAGTAGGAGAGTCCCATGGGCTATCGTACGGTAGTTGTTCTCTACAACGATTTCCAGCACGAATGGTCCAAGGACCCGGAGCTGGGGCAGAAGATCGCTCGAGCCGCATCCTACGCGATGGGCAATGGACAGAACACTCGAACCGAAATGAACTTCGGCCGAGTGGTCCAGAACTGCCACGCCGATGAAGAGACCCTGGCGATCTTCGACAGCTACAGCATGATCCCCCTCGCCCACTCTCGTTGGGTTAAAACCCAAACCTACGAGGAACTGAGCGTCAAGCTTCTCAAGGACGCCGCCGAAAAGATGGGTTACCGCCTCGTCAAGAAGCCACAGTTGGTTGTCGGTGGATAACGTCACTGAAGAGCAACTCAAGGACGCCTTTTACGCCGGCTATGACAGCTACGGCGGGATTGGTGGCGGTGGCCCTGGTCTCGATGCGAACCCCTACAGCACTTCTGACTCAGAGATTCTTCTGTGGCAGGCTTTCAAAGACGGCTATTATGCCGCAGCGTGGGACGATTAAATGAACCCTTTGCAAATCTTTTTGGAACTTGTTGGCGCCTGCACCGTAGGAATCGTGGGCGCCTTCATTGTTGCGGTCGCAGCGGTATTCCTGCTGACGTTCGTCCAAAACTTCTTCACTGCCTGTCGGGCATGGAAGATGTCTCGTGGAGCCGGCATGAATGCCGAGGATCACTGGACCTTCATGAACGTGATCTACTGCACGTTCGGCCTGGCCGGTGGAACCATCTACATTATTCGCAAAAAGGACGGGGCGACCTTCCCCGTTCCCATGGGCCTCTTCCCCAAAAAGTACGTCGAGGAAGAGTTCGAGGATCAGTGAGCCTGAAAAAAGTGCGGACAACGCACTTTCGCTGTTTACATCCTGGGGTTCCGTGATAGAATAACAAAGTAAGCTGATTGATCCTTCCTTAAGAGGACCCTACGATGACCAAGATGGACAAGCCCGAAAAGCCGCAGATTCTTCTGACCCCTGAGCTCAAGGCCAAGGTCGAAGCCAAGATGCGGGAGTGCTATGCGATCGCCGAGAAAAAGTACGGCGTGACCTTCGAGTTCCCTGAAGTCCGGTATGACATCAAGTCCTGGACTGGCGGACTGGCCTATCACGGCCGCAACCTCATCCGCTACAATCTGATACTCCTCGTCGAGAACGAAGAGCACTACATTGCGAATGTGGTTCCCCACGAAGTCGCTCACCTGATCAACCGCAAGGTCAATAAGGTTCCCCCTGGAAAGAAGCGGCTGATGCCCCACGGCAAGGAATGGAAGGCCGTCATGGACCTTCTGATGACCAAGCCGGCGGTGTGCCACACCTACGACTGCTCTTCGATCGAGAAGTTCCCCAAGCGTAAGCGCGGCGCCAAGGCCGACGACCGCGTCACTCGCATCCTCAAGCAAATCTCCAGGCTGACCGACGAAGAGCGCGCCACGCTGGAAAATCAACTCGAGTACATGGGCTGAGCGAACGCTCAGCCCTAATCTCACAAGGAAAAATCATGAAGCCCATCACTACGAAAAACGCTTTCAGCATCGGTCTCCCCAAATGGCCGCAGATGCTGGTGAAGGGCGACACGATCCCCGTCGAGCTTGCGAAGGAAATCATCTTCGCGACCGATGACAGCCTTCGGCCAAGTTCGTGGATGGGCAACGATCGCAACTACCGCGACAAGTTCCGGAAGATGTGCGGCTATGACCTCATCACCGAGGACGATCGCGCCTACGATCCCAACAAGACCGAGGAGCAGAAGAAAGCCGAGTGGAAGCGGATGCTGATCGGCTTTGAAGCCCAGCATGATCTCGCTGAGGAAATGAACTTCCTCACCACTGAGTACG